GCAATGAGGCTCGCCGCAAGGAAGAGGAAAAGCGCCGCAAAGATATTCGGGACCGGGCAATTGCTCGCCAAGAGGAAAGCCACATGGCCAAGGGCGGCAAGGTGGCAAAGAAAACCCAAGCCTTTGCTAAGGGTGGGTTTGTTAAGAAGTCAATCGATGGCTGCGCTCAGCGTGGCAAAACCAGAGGTCAAATGAAATGAGATTCAATCAAAATATGCAGCCCGTTCAGGTTGGCTCAATGGGAGCGCCTGTGAATGCGCCTATGAGTCCAATGCAGATGTCGCCTCAGGTTGCTGCCGCTCAGCGAGCAGATGCCATGGGTCAGCTAAAAGGCGCTATTGGCGTTCCGGGCGGAACCCCGGGCGGAACCATGCAAAACGCCCGTTTGGCTCTCCAAGGCTATGCCAAGGGCGGTGCTATTGAAGATAAAGCCATGGTTGGCAAAGAGGTGGTCTTCATGAAAAAGAAGGGCGCTCCTAAGTCCATGCTCAAGCACGAAGAAGCCGAGATGAAAGGCTATGCCAAAGGTGGCGGTATCGAGTCCAAAGGTAAAACCAAGGGCAAGATGATCAAGATGGCAGCAGGTGGCATGGTTGGCTCTGCATCTGCCCGCGCGGATGGTTGTGCCCAGCGTGGCAAAACCCGAGGCAAGCAAGTCAAAATGGCTGGCGGCGGTTCCTGCTAATGAGAATCTCTCGCGGCATGGGCGCTGTCAACCCTAGCAAGATGCCGGGTAAAAAAGTCATCAAGAGAAAGGATGACCCTAACGATGTGGCGTTGTTTGCGGCTGGCGGTTTATATGCAAACATAAATGCCAAGCGCAAGCGGATTGCTAAAGGGTCCGGGGAAAGGATGAGAAAACCCGGAAGCAAGGGCGCCCCCACTGCTGAAGCTTTTGTTCAGTCTGCTAAAACGGCTAAAAAATGAGCACTAGCGGCATCTCCACCTTCAACCTTTCGTTTAACGAGATAGCTGAGGAATGCTATGAACGGTGCGGGGTTGAGCTGCGAAACGGATATCAGCTCCGTACCGCTCGCCGCAGCCTCAATTTATTAACCATTGAGTGGGCTAACCGGGGTATAAATCTCTGGACCATTGAGCAGGGTGAGATTCCTTTGGTGCAGGGTCAGGTTGCATACCCAATCCCGGATGACACTATCGATCTTCTGGATCATGTGATCCGCCAAAACCAAGCCACCTCAAATCAGATTGATATCAATATCACTCGGATTTCTGAGAACACCTACGCCACCATCCCTAACAAACTGGCACAGGGCAGACCTATTCAGGTTTGGATTAACCGGCAAAGCGCTCAAACCAATGCCACTTCAGCCACCTTGGCTAGCTCAATCAATGCAACCGACACCACCATTACCGTAAGTAATGCATCTGCATTGGGGGGCGCTGGATACATCATAATTGGCAGCGAGCAGATCTATTTCACTAGCGTGGTGGGGAATACCCTGCAGCTTTGCAACCGAGGACAAAACGGCACCACAGCAGTGGGGCATTCTGCTGGCGATGCAATTTCTTTGTTCAACTCAAACAGTATCAATGTGTGGCCAACTCCCAATGCGGGAGGTGACTATACCTTTGTTTACTGGAGGCTTCGGCGTATTCAAGACGCTGGCTCTGGTACCAACAATGCAGACATTCCCTTTAGGCAGCTTCCTTGTTTGATTGCCGGATTGGCTTATTACCTGTCGCTGAAGATTCCTGAGGCGTCGGACAGAATTAATATGTTGAAGGCTCAGTATGAGGAGCAGTGGACCTTGGCTTCGCAGGAGGACAGGGAGAAAGCCTCTATGCGTTTAGCTCCTAGACAGATGTTCTGGTAATGGCTAGCAAGTTTGCAAGTGGCAAGTTTTCAATCGCTGAGTGCGACAGGTGTGGCCAGCGATTTAAGCTAAAGGAATTAAAAAGAGAGATTGTTAAGACAAAGCTTTTCAATCTCAAAGTTTGCCCTGAGTGCTGGGACCCGGATCAGCCTCAACTATCTTTGGGGTTATATCCTGTTTATGACCCGCAAGCGGTTAGGGAGCCAAGGCCAGATGTTAGTTATTATATGTCTGGCAACAGCGGTCTTCAGATCTCTAACACCAGCGGCACAAGTGTTGATCAGGATGGATATCCGGAGGCAGGCAGCAGGGTGTTTCAGTGGGGTTGGAACCCGGTTGGCGGGGCTAGCTCTTTTGATACAGGGTTAACCCCAAATAATTTGGTTTTAACGGTTTCATTGGGTACAGTAACGGTAGTGACCACATAGGGGTTGTCATGGATCGCAAAGAAGTTAAACAGATTGCTGACACGGAAGTGAAGGCGCATGAAAAGCGTATGCACGGCGCAAAAAAGATGGCCAGAGGCGGCGTCACCGGAGAAGCCATGCGAAAGTATGGCCGTAATCTTGCTCGCGCCATGAATCAAAAATCCACCATCCGAGGTCGGTAATGGCTAAATTTAGCAAAAAGATGATGGGCAAAGAGGTTGGCTCTGGCGAAGTTTATGCGCCTCCTCACACCATGACTGGCAAATCAGTAAAGGTTGTTGAAAATCCGGGCAAGCCTTCAGAGATGAGCAGCCTTGATTCGATGCGCCTGAGTGTTGGGTTTTTTGATGGTGGCAAGGACAAAGGTCCAAAGACTAGCGGGATTAAAACCCGTGGTAATGGATGCGCCACCAAAGGCACAATGGCCCGGGGTCCGATGGCATGAATTATACGGCGCTTGTAACTGCGATCTGTGACTACACGGAAAATAGCTTCAACTATTCTTCCGATCCTACCGCTGTCAATACATTTATTGCACAGGCGGAACAGCGCATTTACAACACCGTTCAGTTCCCTTCTCTACGCAAAACCTCCACCCTCGCAACGGTGGCTAGCAATGCGTATTTGAATTGCCCCAACGACTTCCTTGCGGTTTACTCATTGGCGGTATATCCAACAGGAGGCGAGTATTCTTTTTTGCTAAACAAGGATACTAACTTCTTGCGGGAGGCATACCCGAATCCAACTGATACCGGCAAGCCAATTTATTATGCCTTGTATGGCCCTCAGGTGTCTGCGGAAACAGAGCTTCGGTTTATGTTTGGCCCAACGCCTGACGCCATTTACAACGTGGAATTGCAGTATTTCTACTACCCCACTTCGATTGTTACCGCAAGTACCACATGGCTGGGTGATAATTTTGACACGGTGCTTCTGTATGGTTCGCTTGTTGAGGCGTACACATATATGAAAGGGGAAGCGGAAATGATGCAGCTATATGATGGCAAGTACAAGGAAGCATTGGCTCTTGCTAAGCGCCTTGGCGACGGAATGGAGCGGCAGGATTCCTACCGTTCTGGCCAATATAGACAGGCGGTGACCTAATGGCTTTCCAAGGCAACTTCACCACCAACACATTCAAAGTCGGGGTGCTTGATGGGTTGTTTAATTTTGGCACCGGTACCTCAGACGTATACAAGATCGCTTTGTATACCAACGCCGCCACCTTAAATGACTCTACCACTGCCTATACAAGTACAGGCGAGGTGGTTGCCTCGGGGTACACCGCTGGGGGTTCCACGCTCACAATTAACACGGTTCCTACTGTTGGCCCAACCGGTACGACTGCTTACCTATCCTTCTCCAACGTGTCGTGGACAGGGGCGATCACCGCTCGCGGGGCGTTGATTTATAAGTACAACGGCACCACCAACCCGGCGGTTTGTGTTCTGGACTTTGGCAACGACAAAACCTCCACCTCTACATTTACGGTCCAGTTCCCGGCAGCTACCAGCACCACCGCAATAATTCGTTTGGGTTAAAAAATGGCTACTTCTTATACCTCAATCCTTGGACTTGCTCTTCCGGTTACGGGCGAACTGTCTGGGACTTGGGGCGACACTGTTAATAACTCAATCACCTCTTTGCTTGACACGGCGGTAGCTGGATCAACCACTGTTAGCGCCGACACCACCCTAACCACCACGGATGGGGCATCTAATCAAGCTAGGTCTGCAATCATTATTGCTTCTGGCCATGTAGCCAACATCACTATCACTGCTCCGGCGCGAAGCAAGATCTACACGGTTATTAATGCATCAGGAACCTACACGGTTACATTCCGGGGTGTTGGCCCTACCACCGGGGTTACGCTGGGTGTAAATGAGAAGGCGCAGCTTGCTTGGAACGGATCAGACTTTGTGCGGATCGGCGCATCCGGTGGCGCAGG